GGCGGAAGGCAGTGGGAGTCGAACCCTATTTTTAGGGTGGTCTTATTTGGCCAATGCTGGACAATTACTGATAAATCAATGGCTTGCAAAAAGGAACAGTCGCCTTCATTGGTCATTGCTGATCAGTGATTTCGACACTTTTTCGACATCATTCGCTAGCTCTCTTAGATGAGACCTAAATCTCCAATAACAGAATGTCCTTTCAAATGGGCTGCTTAGATTGAGGGGCTGTTCTGGTTCTGGCGGATCAATAAACTGGGATGCCACTCCGTTAGTCACCATTAGCAGCCAGTTTTCTTTAGCTCTAGCTCTATAGCTTTTTAGTCTTTTGCTTTTTTGATCTATGCAATCTTGGAAGGGTGCACTCTTATATTTATGCACCCATCCCGTCAAGCTGCCAACATTTAACCAAATTGCCTTTTCCCAGCTTAGTGCCGGGTGCGACCTTAACGACACCAGTGGATATAGATCCTTGTTGTATTTTCCAAACCGGCCATTTATCCATTCATAGTTTTCTAAAAAAAACTCCGGCTCCTCAAGGAAAAGAGCTATATTTTCTGCTAGCTTTTTCCGATTTATTAACTTCCAGTTTACATGGTTTTGAAATAGCACTTTTAAAGATACAGGAGGCGCACCTTTTTCCTTGCATATTTTGTGCGTCTTTTTTAGAACATCTCCGGCCAAGCCTTCTTCTTGCTGTAGAATAAGCCCGCCCGGTGTTGCTGGGACAAAAATTTCTGAAACCTCTATTCCGACAATTCCTTTAGTGCTACGAACTATAAAGTCGGGTTCTTCGCCCTGATCGTCAATGACTTCTATATCTTCCCTTAGCTCTTGAATGAAAAGTTCTAGCAGGTATCTTTCTCTACCTTTATTCATTTTTCACCTGCTAAATTTAGCTATGGATTTTCTTGGTCTTATGGACAGCTACGGCTGACACCATCCCTAGTTTTATTGCTCGGGTTGCGTTGATTTTGTTCTGTCCAGAATTGGCACTCAGGACTATTTAGTTTTTTTAGTCGCTCATTTTCGACTTGCTGTTGCAAGCGTTGACGCTCAACGTCTGCTGTGCGCTGGGCTGCGTTCCGTCTGATTGCCTCCGCTTCTTGCTTCATTCGCTCTGTAGAACGCCTAAGTTCCTGACTTGCTTCTTGAACGTAATGCTCAGCTACAGCTTTGGCGATTGCGAGTTCTATCCCATCTTTTAGTAGGCCGCCGAGGGTCACGCCAATAGTGATTATGGCTAGCCATTCGAAGCGCCCAATTGCGCGAATGCGGGGTGCCCAAGGGGCACGAATTTCATCTGTATCAACCTGCATGGGTTCCCTTTCCTGATAGTTGGCTTCACGCCAATCCTTCAACAATCCCGCCTATCTCGGGCATACCAACGCCTAGCCACTTCCTGTGTGATCGCTATCCCGCGCTTTGACTGGTCAAGTTTCGGTTGGCTTCGTCGTAGTCAGGGCTTGTTTGCCCAATCTCCGGCATGACTTCGCCTGTGGTAAGCCACCATCGATATGCAGGGTAGACACTGCCGAGGATTTCAATCTCGTCCGCGCCCACTCTGGCCTTCCCTCGCTTGATGCTTACCCATCGGTTGTAGTCCGTCGCGCCTGCTCTGGTCAGGGCGCTTAGGTTACTACGGCCAATTAATAGCAAAGCTCTATCTGTAATGCTCATTTAATAGATATTAATCATTATTTGGACTATGTACATGACATAGTCCAAGAGCTATTGTTTGCACATAGTCAATGGACATAGTCCAAGACCATAGTCCTCTATAGACCAACATAGTGCAGCAAAGGCCATGGAAGTGGAAGAAATCAAGGCTCAAGACCTTCGCGCGGCGCCCCCGGTGTTGCCGTGGCGGGACTTCGCGAACTGGATTGGCATGGGGGAAGACCACGAAACCGTCCGTGGATGGATTCGTAAGGGCTATCTCCCCGCGCACAAGATCGGCAAGCACGTGATGGTCAATGTTGCGCTCTTCACCCATCAACTGATGGAAAAGGAGGAGTTCTGATGGACACCTTCCAATTCTGCTTCGCGGGCATCGTCGGCAGCGTCTCAGGCAGGATCGTGACCTGGGGCGGCCTGACTGTCGATATCGACCAGATCGAGAACGCTTGGCTTCGTCGGGCGATTGAAGACTATCGCTGTGGTCGTAGGGGGCAGAAATGAGCCATGGCCGCCAGTCCCTATTACCTACGCCAAACCCACGCCCCGGACTGCGCCTGCTCTGTGTGCTGGTCCGCAAGGCAGGCCATCCCATTGCGCAGCCCGTCGCCGTGTCCGGACTGCCGGCCCCCTGGGCTGCCCTATCTGGAAGATGGCCGCTGGCTCTGCCGTCCCCGTTCCTTCTGCGCGAAACACGACCCGTCCCGGCGTCCGCCGAAGTACTGGCACGTTGTGTACGACAGCGGGAAACCCACGCCCTTCGTGCCCGTGCGCGAAGCATTCCAACTGGAGGGCTGACCCATGCTCGCTAAGACCCTGAAAGCGCTGCTCCTGCTCTGCCTGATCCAGGCCGCCCGCACGGTGGCCGATCCGGTCAAGGGCCGCGCTCCCGGCTCGTCGGAACAGCCTCACCGTTCCGGCGAACGGAAGCACGGGCGGAGCGCACCCTTGAACGCCTCCCCCCTGAAACAGCCTCCGCTGGGGAGTGTGGGGCAGCTCCTCCGCCCCGCGCTCTCGAGCCCTCGGCGGCAAGAGCGGGATGACAAGGGCAGAGCCCTTGGTGTTGCTCTGCGGGTTCCAAGGGGAAGCGTTCCCCTTGGTCGTCGGCGACGACGTTGCGATAGGGATCGTTACCCGGATGGGCCGAGACGAACACCCGTGGTTGGCTTGGTTCGCTAGCGAATAGAGCCCGGCCCGAAGGGATCGCCCCACACATCACTTTCACCCAACACCGCTGAATGAAGGCGAAACAGCCGAATTTGCAGCAGCGGGACAACTCACGCCGAAAAAGGCGAATTGAAGGAGAAACACCGATGAACATGTTTGCAACCCAAGGCGGCGTCGTCGAACTGTGGGTCACCAAGACCGACACCTATACCTCGACCAAGACCGGGGAAATCTACGCCTCGGTCCAGTCCATCGCCCCGATCCCGGAAGGTGCCCGTGGCAACGCCAAGGGCTTCGAGATCAGCGAATACAACATCGAGCCGACCCTGCTGGACGCCATCGTCTTCGAAGGCCAGCCGGTGCTCTGCAAGTTCGCCAGCGTGGTCCGCCCGACCCAAGACCGTTTCGGTCGGATCACCAATACCCAAGTCCTTGTGGATCTGCTGGCCGTGGGCGGCAAGCCGATGGCGCCGACCGCCCAAGCCCCGGCCCGCCCGCAAGCGCAGGCCCAAGCCCCGCGCCCGGCCCAGCAGCCGCAGGGACAGGACAAACAAGACAAGTCTCCGGACGCCAAGGCGTAAGCCGTAGGAGGCCGCGATGCTCCGCTATCTCTCGCTGTTCGCGGTAGGTCTGGCCACCGGCTACGCCTGGGGCTGGATCGACGGCCTAGCGGCCTCCCTGACTGTTTGAGGACTGTACGAATGGAAGGCTCTGTATCGGTTCAAGTGTGCAAGACCTGGGTCCAGAACGCGGACGGCACGGTTGGCTGTACGCACCTTGAGTGGATACAGACCTACCTGCTGCCGCCTGAGGCAGAGGGCTATTTGACTCTGCTGATGGGTGGTTTCGACCCGTCGGCCTTCCGCCTCGGCTTCGCCGGGACCATCGGGCTGTTCGCCGTTGGTTTGGGGGCTGGCTTGATCATTTCCGCCATGCGCAAAGCGCGCAATTAATGAGGTTCCAATCATGGAAAAAATGAAAACCCTGTTCCGCAACGCTTCCATCGCCACCGTCGGCCTGGCCGTGGCCAACGTCTCCTTCGCCGAATCGCTGCTCGACGAAACCACCAAGGGGGTTCTGGCGCAAGCCAGCACTGATGGCGGGTCCGTGGCCAAGCTGGTGATCGCCGCCGTGGCGGTGCTGGTCGGCCTCGCCCTGGTCATCGGCGCGATGCGCAAGGCCTGACGTGATCTGGTCCCTGATGCTGGGCGCATTCATGGCGTCCGCGCTGCTGACGGGATTGAAAATCGGCCAGTATCAGTGACAGGAGGAGGGGCCGAAAGGCCCCTTTTTTATGCCTCGCTTCGTACTACTTATTTTCGCCCTGGTGCTCGCATCGGCGGCCCACGCGGACTTCTACCAATGGAAGATTTCCATCCCCGGAAAGCCCACGGCCTTCTTTCCATCCTATACGGCGGCGTGCCAGTACTACTTCGATAACACGTCGGCCAACTGGCTAAAGAAAATCAACAAGCTGAGCTACGACGTAGTTCAGTGCAGTGTTTCGGGTACTGGCGGAATTACCTGGGAGCCGTCGGCTGCCATCTTGACCGGCGACAGTTGCCCGGAAGGCACGGACTTCAATAAAGAGATCGGCGAGTGCAAGGAAAACAAGTGCGAAATCCTGGCCGGCTCGCTCTACGAAAAATCCCATCAAGCGCCGATCTCCCGCTTCATCAATTACCTCGGCTGCGAGATCGCCGTCAGTTCGATTGACGGTTGTATCGGCCCCGCTGAGGGTCAAGCCGGCGCGACGTACTGCAAGGTCATCGGCTCGTTCACCGGTAACTGGTTCACCTCCAATGGCTCCTGTGCCTTTGGCTGCGACGTGGGCCCGGGTGACGGTCCGCCTCCGGGTGGGGACGGCGGCACCGGGGGCGATGGTGGCAGCAACCCGCCCGGCGGCGACGGTGGAAGCGATGGCGGCACCAAGCCCGGTAACGGCGGTGGCGATGACGGCTCCAGTGGTGGCGGCGGCGGTGGGGGCGGTGGCGGTAACAACCCCTGTCAGGGCCATGTTGGCAGTGACTGCGGCACCACGCCCGGCGGTGACGGCAGTAGCGGCGGCGATGGCGACGGGTCCGGCTCCAGCGGCGGGACCGGTGGCGATGGCGGCGACGGCTCCGGCGGGGGCGGCCTGAAAGAGCCGAAGCAAGGCTCCTTCGACAAGACCATCAAGGAATACGACGACGCCATCGCCAAGGCGCAAAAGGACTTCCAGGAACTGCAAGGCAAGTTCGAAAGCGTCCTCGCTTCCAAGTTCGATATTCACCTGGGCACCGGCGGTGGCTCCCTGCCGTGTTGGGACTTTACCGCCCTCGGTCAGCGCTACGACGTCTGCCTCACCCAGTACGCCCAAGAACTCTCCGTCATCCGCTACGTGGTGCTGTTCATCGCCGCGATCCTGGCCGGATGGATCGTTTTCTATCGCTCCTGAGGAAACGCCATGGACATTCCCTTTCTCTCCGACATTCTCGCCTGGATGCAATCCCTCTGGGACTTCCTCTACAGCGGCGTCTATGACTTCGTCACCGACGCCTTTGTCCTGCTGACCAAGATGGCCATCAAGGGCTGGTTCGAGATGCAATTGTTCGTCGCGGAAATCGGCTACAAGGCGTTCCGCGAAGTTGTCGGCGGCATCGGTATCGGCTCGACCATCACGTCCTATTACTCGTCCCTGGACGGCGACCTGCGCTCGCTGCTGGCGTTCTTCGGCCTGCCGGACGCGGTGAACATGATCTTCGCCGCCATCGGCACGCGCTTCTCCATGTCCTTCATCCCCTTCATAGGTAAGTGACATGGCGATCAAGATTCATCACGGCCCGAACGGCTCCTACAAGACCTCCGGCGCGATCCAAGATGACCTGATCCCCGCGATCAAGAAGGGCCGCGTCATCATCACCAACGTGCGCGGCCTGACCCGCGAACGGATCTTCCAAGTGATGCCGGAGACGCCCTCCAGCTGCGACGTCATCAACCTCGACCTCGAGGACCTGGATGACATGGAAAAGATGCGCACCTGGTTCATGTGGGCGCCGCGTGGCGCGTTCATCATCTTCGACGAAACCCAACTGATCTTTCTGAAGTCCTGGCGCGAAGCCGACCTCAAGCGCTTCGACTTCCCGGACGGCCCGGAAGCGGCCAAGGCAGCCGGGCGGCCCATGGGCTGGCTGGATGCCTGGACCCGGCACCGGCATTTCAACTGGGACATCATCCTCACCACGCCGAACATCGCCTATATCCGCGACGACATCCGCATGACGGCGGAAAAGGCCTATCTGCACTCCAACCTCGCCGTCATCGGCATTCGGGGCCGCTACAAGGAAAGCCAGCACTCGGCGCAGGAGAACAAACCGCCGGCCCGCGACGTGATCGTCGAGATCAAGAAAATCCGCCAGGAGACCTTCGCCCTCTATGAATCGACAGCCACCGGCTCCGTCACCGACACCATCGCCGGCAAGAGCCTTTTTAGACAACCTAAGATTCTTCTATTCATGGCAATTCCGGCCCTTGCTATTGGGTCTGTGGTTTATGACGGCGGACCTCGTTTGCTCATGGGCGACCCTGTATCGCCGCCTGCTGCTGGAACTGCTGCGCCTGCTCAAGCCGGTCCTGCTGTGGGTGCTGCGCGTGCTACTGGTGCGGCTGGTCCTGATGCTGCTGATGATGTACCTGGGCACCCAGGCGTTCCGGGTGCTGCTCCTGTAGGCCATCCCTTCGCCGGCCGCGACTTCATCGTCAAGGCGACCCTGCTGTCCGCCTCCGGGCGCCGCACCTATCTGTTCGCCGTCCGGGGCCAGGACGGCAGCGAATTCACTCTTACCGATCGCGACCTGACCGACACCGGCTATGCCGTGGTGCCGCGGGGCAACTGCGCCGCGGAACTGAGCTTCAGGGGCGGTTGGTCCGGCTATGCCGCCTGCGCCGGGCGTAGCGCCTTGGGCAATGCGCCGCCGGCTCAGACCGCCGAGCCGAACGTACCGCCCGCCGCCGCGAACAGCGCCGCCGTGCGGGTGACGGTGGTTCCTGACACCAGCCGCTTGCCGCGCTCGATCAACTGAGGGGGAGCCGATGAACTGGACAAGCTATTTCGCCGCCCTGGGGCTGGCGTTCCTGGCCTATCTGGCGGGCTTTTTCTTCGCGGTGGCGGTGACGCCGACGGGGCCGGTATGGCCGCTGTAGCCGGCCTGGCCGGGGCGCGCGCGAACGGCTCGTCTCGGAGTGAGCAAGCGCCACGGCGGGGCCGGCTGACGCCCCTGTAACACGTCAGATAAGCACCCCGCGATTTGGACATTAATGGACATTGTTAGGTGAAACCATGAAGAAAGTGACCCATCAAAACCGCCTCCTGCTGCAACCCGACGGGCAACTGCTGGACTCCCCCAAGGGACGGCTCTTCGTTGATTCCATGACGGGGGCGTTCACCGACCTGTCAGGCGTGCGCATTCTGCGTTGCGGCGTGGACACGGTGCGGCAGTTGTACAACGGCAAGTTGCGCCCGGAAGTGATGGCGCTGTTTGACCTCTCGGTGGATGTGGTCGAGTTCGCCGGCTACGAATGGTCCAAGGGCCGCATCGGTCGCGACTCCGGCTATCAGTACCGTCTGCAGAACGCAGAATTGGGGCTGATCCTGCTGATCAAGAATCACAACATCAAGGTCGATACCCTTGGCTCGCACCTCAAGATCGAGGTGTCGCCCCATGCCCTCGACGGTGCCGACCCGCATATCCTCCAGGGCGTGCTGGATGACTTGGCCGCTGCCGTGCTGAGCCACTGCGAGACCAACCAAGCCGCTGTGCATATCGCCCTGGACGTACAAGGCTGGAAACCGCCTCGCGATCTGGTGGATCGCATGCATTGCCGCTCGCGTCGGGTGCGGCAAATCAGCGGGATCGAGCGGATCGAATTCGACGGCAACGCCTCGGTCTACGGGCGTGGCGAGACGTACATGTTCGGCTCGGCCAACGGCCTGCAACTATCGATCTATAACAAGACCCTCCAGGCTCGGGCCACCGACAAGCTCGACTATTGGGAAAGCGTGTGGGCCACCCTGAACGGGGATCCGTTCGGCGATGGAGACCCGGCCTATAACCCCCTGGAAACGGTGTGGCGGCTCGAATTCCGCTTCCATCACTCCATCGTCCAGCAGTTCTCCGAAGGCTCGCGTATGGCCTCGGGGGAGGTCATTGGCTGCCGCACCTATGAGGGGCTTTGCCCGCACCTGCAAGGACTGTGGAACTACGCCTGTGAAAGCTTCAAGCTGCTGAGCCGGACGGCGGTCTACGATCCGTTCTGGAGCCTGATCAGCCAGGACGCCCGCGTCCAGGTCGAGTGCGATCCGCTGATCGAGCGCACCGAGTATCGGCGCTACTACAAGACCGCCAAGGGTTTCAGCGGGCGCAACTGCGAGATGTTCCTCGGCCAGTTCATCAGCCTGATTGCGCGGGAGCGCATCCCTGCAAAAAAGGCAATTGAGTCCGCCCGCAAATTGGAGTTCTGGCACGTTATCGAAGACCACTATCTCGCCAAGGGTTGGACTCGTCGCGATCTGGAAAGGCACATACACAAGCTGATGTGTGATCGGTATCTACGGCGGGGATACGCGATCTGATGGCGATCACCAAGCTTGAGGATGGCCGCTGGCTGGCCGACGTTGAACCGATCAAGGGCAAGCGTTTTAGGAAGCGTTTCAAGACCAAGGGCGAAGCCCAGCGGTTCGAAGCCACCGTGCGGCAAAGGACCATTGAAAACCCGGCCTGGACACCAAGGCCGAAGGATCGTCGACGCTTGTCTGAGTTGGTGACCCGTTGGACGTTACTCCACGGCCACGCCCTGACGGACGCTGACCGTCGTTCCCTGGTGCTGCGCAAGATGGCGGAACGCATGGGCGACCCCATAGGCTCGGTGGTAACCGGGAACATCTTCACCGAGTATCGGGCCAGACGCCTTGCGTCAGGCATCAGCGGCAAGACCTTGAACAACGAACTGGGCTACCTGCGGTCGCTGTTCAACGAACTGCACCAGTTGGGTGAAATCGACTATCCAGACCCGCTGGCCAAGGTGAAGGCGATCAAGCTGCAAGATCGTGAGTTGACCTACCTGACCCGCCAGCAGATAGAAACGCTGTTCCGTGCCCTCCGGGAACATTGCAAGACGCCTCATGTGGAACCCGTCGCCCTGGTCTGTCTGGCTACCGGTTGCCGCTGGGGTGAAGCTCAAGGGCTGACCCTGGATCGGGTCCGGGATGGAGCGGTGCAGTTCGTTAACACGAAGTCAAAGCGTCGCCGCTCGGTCCCGATACCTCCAGAACTGGAACAACGCCTGCACTCGCACCTGCGCCGCTACGGCAAGTTCTCCAACTGCCGCGACAGCTTCGACTTCGCCGTGAAGATGTCCGGCGTCGCCCTCCCCCGTGGGCAGAAATCGCACGTGCTCCGCCACACGTTCGCCTCGCACTTCATGATGAACGGCGGCAATATCCTGACCCTGCAAAAGATTCTCGGGCACTCGTCGCTGACCATGACCATGCGGTATGCACACCTCGCCCCGGACTTCCTGCAAGACGTGATCAGACTCGGCCCGCTGAAAGACTTTCGACACTTCTTCGACACGACGGATTTTTCGACACCGGCGGAAACGCTGGAAGCCTAGAGCAGCAAGGGCTGTGGAAGGGGGATAT